GGGATGCAGACATCCCTCTTTTGGTGTTGCCCACCGCCGCCGGCAAATCGGTGATCTGCGCTGAGATTGTGCGCCAGATGTGGGATCAGTGGCCAGACTACCACCCGCGCACTGTGGTGCTGGTTCCTTCTAAGGAACTGGCCGAGCAGAATGCGGCCAAACTCAGAGCCTTACTACCCCACACCATCAGCGTGGGCTATGTCAGCGCAAGCCTAGGAACCAAAAAGTACAACGCCGACGTGATTGTGGCCACCATTGGCAGCATCCACAAGGCCGCGCACTTGCTTGGTAACATCAAGGCCGTGGTGATCGATGAGGCTCACCTAGTGAGCCAGAAGGCAAACGACGCAGGCATGTACCGCACGTTTCTGTCTAAACTTGCAGAGTTATGCAAATTTCGCATAGTTGGCATGACGGCCACCCCATTTAGGGGTAACCAAGTTTGGCTGACCGACGGCGACGATCCACTGTTCACTGGCATTGCCAGCCGTGTGTCCATGCGTGAGTTGCTTGATGCCAAGTTCATTGCCCCACTGGTTCCACCAACCGAGCGCATTGAGACACGCATCGATGCCAGCCACGTTGGCATCTCTAATGGAGACTACAAAATTGGGGAGTTATCCCGCGAAGTTAACAAATATTTGTCAAAAGTCGCGTTAGAGGCGGTCAAAATCGCCTCAGAGCGCAAGAAATGGATTGCCTTTACACCGAGTGTTGCCAACGCTCAAAGCCTTGCAGACAAGCTAAATGAACTTGGCATTGTGAGCGCCGTTGTGTGCGGTGAGACACCAAAGCAAGAGCGTGAAGATTTGATTCGCCAGTTTAAGAGCCACCAGATTCACTGCTTGGTTACCGTGCTGGCGCTTTCAGTTGGCTTTGACGTGCCAGACGTTGACTGCATTGTTTGGTGCAGGCCCACCAAGTCGCCGGTGCTTTATGTGCAGGGCATGGGCCGAGGCACGCGCATTGCAGACGGCAAAGATGACTGCTTGGTGCTTGACTTTACCGACACCGTGGAGCGCTTGGGGCCGGTGGACACGATCCAAGGCAGGGCTAAGAAAAGGTCAGGCCCCCAAGAGGCGCCCTACAGCATCTGCCCAGACTGCGGTGAACGCAACGCACCAGCTGCGCTAGTGTGTGTGCATTGTGGCGCCACGATCAGGGAAGAAGAAGCCAAGCCGATGGATGCCAAGGTTTCTTATGCTGCATTGCTGTCAAGCCAGACGGCCATGGCTGAACTGGTTTGGCATGACATCAGCCGCACCGACTACGCATTGCACCGCAAAGAGGGCAAGCCAGACTCACTGAGGGTTGACTACTACAGCGGCCTGCTTCGCGTGGCCAGTGAGTGGGTTTGTTTTAGCCACATGGGTTATGCCAGGCAGAAGGCTGAAAACTGGTGGATGCGCAGGGAAAGAAAGTCTATGCCATCAGGCACACAAGAGGCGCTTGAGTGGCTTGAGTTTTACGACATTGAAGAACCAGTCAGAATTGCAACCCGCAAAAATGGAAAATACACAGAGGTCAAAGAATATGAATTTAATAGAACTGAACGCCATCAAGAGGCATCTGGACAGCCAAGTCAAACAAGTAAATTTGATTCAAGTAAATTGCCGACAGTGCAACAACTTCGAGACAGGTATTTGTAAGCAGTTTGGAGCAAAGCCACCGCTAGAGTGGATTACCGGCACGGTTGAGTGCGAACATTGGGAGTGGGATCAAATTCCTTTTTAAACAAAATGCCAAGACCAAAACCACCTGAACCACTATTAGGCCGACAAGTCCGAATGTCTGACAGACATTGGATAATCTTGCAAGAACTTGGCGGCGCCGAGTGGCTGCGCAAAGAGTTGGATAAAAAAGCTAAGATGCCGGCCAAGTATTACCGCCGTGAACTGGACGCACCTTCAAAGAAAGAAACCAATGACTAACCAAAGCGGGTGGCGCAAGCGCCAAATTCAGATGCCCAAGTTTGACATTTGGGAACGCGAGAGCCTAGTTGATTTTGCCGGTGAATCGTATGTAAAGCTGTGCGAACAAGATGACATTATTCAGCAGCTGCAATGCGATCTAAAGACCGCCATTGAGGCTTACCGCGCCATCACTAAGCAAACACCCGAGTCCCCGCCTTGTCAATAATCAGGGCTTGTCTGCGAGGCGCTGCCTCTGGCGTGTTCGGTATGCTGACATGCGTCCAGCGGTCAAACTCGCGGATCACCTGATCGTATGGCAGGCCAGACGCAATGATGGTTCTGACCACTTCGTCTGGCTTTAGTCCAGGAACCCTGATGTCCACAGCACAACCAATACGATGCTGGCTGCTATCTTTAGAACCAACGGCATCATTGACTTGCTTGCTTCTAAAAGCTGAGTTAACCATGACGGGCTTACCACCAAGGGCTGTTTTAACGTCCTCAAGGAATTCGGCAAGACGTTTAAGGTTTTCAAGTTCTGCTTCATTTGGAACATTTTCAAACTCCCTGTGGTCTGTATGTGTTAACTCTTCAAGTGTAAAGTGTTCTGTCAAGTTCATTTTTTCACCCTATCAGCAATTTTTTCCATGGTGCGGCCACCAAAGTAAAACGACATAACAAGCATACCCCATTGGCCAAGCAATTCAACATAGGCGCCACGGGTTTCAAGTTCAAAAATAGAAGCAATGGCAAAGCCAGAATAGGCCACCAAAAGGAATATAAGCGTCATAGGGCGTATATTTTTGGAAAGCCAAGAGTCACTAGCCATATCCGCTTCGGTGCGTCTAGTGACGTTTTCTTGCTCAATTTCATACAGCTTGGTTTCGTTGGCCAGTTTTGTTAACTCGCCGTCTTGGGCCATTTTGGCCAATTCAAGCTGCGCTTTGGCTTTGGCTTCTGGATCGGGAATTAACTTATCAATTAGTTTTCCACCAACTTGTAACAGTGCGTCTAGTCCTAGCATTTTGGATCCTTTGGTTTAGTGTCTTCATTTTGCATTAGCTTGATACCACTCAAAAAGCCAATCATGCCTCCGATAAGCGTAGAAAAAGCGGGTGAAATCATTTTGAAAATCTCTGCGTTGTCCACTTCTTTGGCCCACAAACCAAGCATAAAGGCGATTACCATGGCCAATACGGAGATGCACAGGGTTGCGCTGACCATCAGCGTCACCCACAGAGTCAGTTTGTCTTTCACTTCCAGTTGTGGCTTCCGTGGTTGGCGTATTGGCTTCTTGGTCATACATAAATGTCCAGCTTACGGTTGGTAAAAATCTCAAGGTTAAGTTGGTTGCGTTCTGCCTTCTTCACATACAACTCAAACTCAAGAGCATCAATTTTTATGTCCATCTGCTTCATCTTCAGCGCCTGCTTGTAGTCCTCAGTCAGCTTCTCAGCCCTGCGTTCAAGCGCATCTGTTCTGTTGGGTTCTCCTCCGGGTTGAACCATCGGATACCACTTGTACAAGGGCGGAATCATTTCTTTTCACGCTTGAGTGCCTCTTCATAACCGCGCAAAATTAACGCTCGGGTCTCTGCCGAATCTGCTGTGCCTGCCCACATAGGCAGGTTGTTCCATATCACTATGTAGTCTTCTGCCTTGCAGTGGGATGCATTGTTTTTTAGCCAAGCAATCATTTGCTGATGGCGCTCGGACGGGTTGTGGATTGTGTAGCCTATTCCATAGAACTCGCGCACATGGCAGCCATTCTTGGCTACGGCTCCAACTAGCCCCAACAGCAGTAACAATATAAGCCAACGCATTTACCATGTCCCGCCCCATGCAATCATGTAAGTGCCAAAGATAATGAAAGCCACTATACAGACCGCAGCAATGATTGCTTCGGCCCAGTCTCTCATTTGTCTACCTTGTTGTCTAGCTTGTCAAAAATCTTGCCAAGCATTTCTTTGATCTCACGCATGTCAGCGCGGTAATCGTCCCTTGCCACATAGTTAATTGGCATCGCCCGCACGTCGCCATCAAGCCTGTCAATCGCCTGATAGATGCGGTTTAACGTCCAGCCACCAAAGAAGCCTGCCACGGCCACAGAGATGTTAAATAGCACTTGATAATCCATCACTTTTTGGCCATTCCTGACAAATCAATTTTCAAAATAGAATTTTGATTAGGTTGTTTTGGAACCATGGCGTTTGGTTGTTTAAGCGCTTCTTGAACTTTACCAGTCACTTCGCGGGTACGGGCAAATTCCGCAGCTGGCTTTGCGCCTGGGAACCTTATTGCCTGCAAAGCCTCAAGCCCACGCAAGACAGCACCAGAAGTGTTACTGTAGTTCACAGCACCAGGCTGTTTAACCAATACATCTTTGACGGCATCGCGCAAATCCATGATTTCATTGCGGCCTGCTTTACCAAACATGTAAACCAATTTGTCTTCGGCATCAAGCTGATTGATAAGCGTATTAAGGTTTCTAAAAGACGGCTGATCACTTTTGGTCAACATGTCTTTCATGTGCTGAATTGTTTGACCTTGCAATTCTGCATACGCCTGCCGTCCTTCTGGGCCACCTTTTTTTAACAATGTTGTGACGGTGCGCATATCTTCTAAAGAACCATCAAGCACTATATGTTTAAAGACATCATCAAGCGCCACTTGGCGGTCAGCGTAACCGGCTTTTGTGCCAAGTAACTTGTCAACGCGAGAGACATCTTCAAATTGTTTAGCTAATAGCGCTCTGGCTTGACGTGCGGCCTGATACAACTCACCGCCAGCACCCTCACCCATTTGGGTAATAAGCAACTTCATTTCTGGTGCGCTTGGAGAACCTTTTACTTTACCAATTTGCTGATAAATATCTTCTAACGCCCGAACTGTAATAGTTCCAGTTTTGCCAGGATCATTCATTGCCAATGATTCAGCCACCGAATCTAAAATAGGATCAAGTTTGCCTCTAGCTGTTGGTGTTTTTGTGTTGATGTAATCAAGTAACTTTTGATAAGACACTTGTTGCAATGTTTCACCAGCATTGTCTGCTTTTTCGTATAACGCTTTGTATGCGTTATATTTTTTGGTGTATTCATCATTAAGCGCTTTGTCAACAATCTTGCCAACGGCACGCATTTGGGTTGGATCAGCCACTTCAGCGCCAATTTCATTAGTCATGCGCTCAAAATTTTGCACAATTGCTTTTTGTTGGTTTGCTTTAAATGCACGCATTTGTTCAGCTAATGTAGTTTTGGCATCTTCTGAAATGCCAGTTACTACACCGCGCCCAACTTCTGCTTCAAATTGTTGTTGTGCCAAGTTCTTGGTGCGCTCGCCAGCTGTTGCAGGAATACCCAAGCGTTGCAAACGCTCTTGACGCATTAATTCTTCAGAAGTGCTGGCCGCACCAACGCCTGGCATAACAGGCTGTTCGCGTGTCATCACGTTGGCCAACGCATTCTGCACTGGCACTGCTGCTTGCCTGATTGCAGGCCGTGCAAGCACATTGGCTTGCGTTGCAACAGCAGGCGCCAAAGCGTTAAGGGTTGCACCAGTTGCACCTAATGTTGGTGGCAAAGCGCCAGTAACTGGTTGCAAGAACTCGCCCACAGCGCTTAAAGCCTCTCTGGCCGTCTGTGTGCGCGGTTGGTACTGCACGGCCTTCATGGCTTCTTCGCCTGCGCGAATGCCTTCTTGTGTGCCATATTTGCCACTGGCCAATGTTCCTGCAATTCCGACAAAAGGTGAAATAGCACTGCCGGCCAGCGTTGCGCCAAATGCTAATGGCGTTTCAATCACGCCCATAATGCGGTCACGCAACGGCACTGTTGGTGCAGCTTTGCCAGTTACAACTGCTTCAGGTCCA